CCCGGTGTATCCGGCCAGCTTGGTCAACATACGCACAGATCTCATCTCAGGTCTGGGCTGGGCCAATGCGGGGCAGGGTCAGGGCGCCAGCCTGCTGGCCAAGGTTGATCCCACCAGCACCAATGTGATAGGTGCAGACATTGTGGCTGCAGGCAGTGGCTATCTGTCAGGACCACAGCTCACTGTGCAGGGCACGGGCACAGGTGCGGTGATAGCTGCCAATCTCACAGTGGTCACAGCCAGTATATTGGTCGGTGGCACAGCCTGGCAGGTGGGCGATGTGGTGCTGCTGAGCCAGCCTGCAGTCACTGCAGCACAACTCACTGTGGACGCAGTGGACACAGCAGGAGCAGTGAAGCAGCTGACTGTGACTCAGGGAGGACAGTATCTGTCATGGCCTGCGGGCACCACACTGCTGACCAATGGTCGGGGTGTGCCTGCAGAGGTTCAACTCAGCTGCGGCATAGGCAACACCTGGGTGTCTGCAGGCGGCACAGGCTACAGCGTGGGCAACACAGTCATTGGCACCGGTGGCAGCGAACAGCTGCCCAGCTGGCAAACAGTGTGGCAGCCTGTGCTGACTCTGGGCACAGTCTACAGTGAATATGGCGCTGCAGTAGTGGCACTGCAAACGCCCGCAGTGACCAGTCAGCTGTGGTACCGGCGCTGGCCCTTGCAGCATCTGTGGTTGGAACTGCAGGGTGTGGTATGGACAGGTGACACCACTCTGGATCACAGTCAGACCAGCTTTGACGGGGGCAGCACCTATTTCACCGAGTGGCTGGAACCTCGCGACACTATATTTGAACAGAATCTCACCAGATTCAATCAGACCAACACCAGATTTGATGATCCCTACAGCACATGGCAGAGTGTGGCCTACTATGCCTGGGGCAACACCAGATTTGATCGCGAATTCACCATATTTGATCTCTACAACACAGTGTTTGATCAGGGGTCTGCACCCACGGCCAGTGTGACCCTGCTGCAGCGGCTGGTCAGAGTGGAGACTCCGCAGATCAGTGGACACAACGTGGTGGCATAGGCGCGATAAATATTCCGCATCACAGCGGGGAATCATGTCCAGCAACATCAACGTCAGCATATCTGGTATCAATGTCAACTTTCCCACACCAGGCATCAGCAATGACAGCAGTGGGTTTAGGATCAATTTTGCCAACATAGTGGCAGCACTGGACACCGCTGCTAGCGAAATCACTCAGCTGCAGGCCAGCTTCAATGCCACAGGACCCACAGGTCCCAGTGGTGCAGCCGGTGGTCCCACAGGCGCCACGGGTGCAGCCAGCACTGTGCAGGGTCCCACAGGCTCCACAGGGTTCACAGGCCCCACAGGCGTCACGGGTCCCACAGGTCCTGTGATACAGGCAGGCGCTGTGACCTATGTGCAGACCAGCGCCAGCAGCTTTTGGCAGATCGATCACTATTTGGGCTATCAGTATGTCAATGTAGAGGTCAGTGACTCTGCCAATACCAGTGTGTCTAGCACACTGTATAGCATTGACTTTGTGAGCACAGATCGTCTGACCATACGCTTTGTCACGGCCACAGCGGGTCAGGCAGCAGTGACCAGCGGCGGCGGACTGCAGGGTCCCCAGGGTGTCACCGGACCCACAGGGCAGCAGGGCAGCACCGGTCCGGCCGGAGGTCCCACAGGTCCCACAGGCCAAGGTGCCACAGGGCCCACAGGTCCGGGTGTGGGCGACACAGGTCCCACAGGCGCCACTGGTAACACAGGCGCCACTGGCAACACAGGCGCCACTGGGGCCCCGGGCACAGCAGCCAACACTGGACCCACTGGTGCGCAGGGCGTCACTGGCCCAAGTGGCAGCACAGGCGCACAGGGTCCGCAGGGCATACAGGGACTCAGAGGTTTCACTGGCAGCACTGGCTACACTGGTCCCACGGGCGCAGCCAGCGCAGTCACAGGTCCCATGGGTGTCACGGGTCCCACTGGTCCCACGGGCGCAGCCAGCGCAGTCACAGGTCCCACTGGTGCTACCGGAGCTGGCAGCACAGTCACAGGTCCCACGGGTCCCCAAAGCACAGGACCCACAGGTGCTACCGGAGCTGGCAGCACAGTCACTGGACCCACTGGTGTCACAGGCCGCACAGGCGCCACAGGGCCCAGTGGACCCACGGGCACACGTGGCCCCACAGGTGTCACTGGGGCTGCCAGCACCATCACAGGTCCTCGAGGCACCACAGGACCAGCTGGGCCGCAGGGCAATCCCGGCCCGCAGGGTGTCATAGGTCCCACGGGTGTCACAGGTCCCAAAGGCGGACCACGAGGTCCCACAGGCGTCACAGGCGTCACGGGTGCCACTGGCGCCACAGGCGTCACAGGTGCCACGGGAACCACAGGTGCCACGGGTGCGCAGGGTGTCACCGGACCCAGCGGAGGTCCCACGGGCTACACGGGTGCCACGGGTGCCACGGGCGACACAGGTGCCACAGGTCACACGGGCTACACAGGTGCCACCGGCCCCACAGGTGCTGCCAGCACTGTGCAGGGTCCCACAGGCTCCACAGGCCCCACTGGTGTCACGGGTTTTGGTCAGCGTGGTCCCACGGGTGTCACTGGTGTCACAGGCTCCACAGGTCCCACTGGTCAGCAGAGCACAGTCACAGGGCCCACGGGGCCCACGGGGCCCACAGGTGTCACTGGTGTCACAGGCAGCACTGGAGCCACAGGCGCAGCCAGCACAGTAACCGGTCCCACAGGCAGCACCGGAGCCACAGGGGTCACTGGCGCCACCAGCACAGTGCAGGGGCCCACAGGCAGCACTGGTCCCACAGGCGCAGCCAGCACAGTCACTGGTCCCACAGGCGCAACCAGCACAGTCACAGGTGCCACGGGCAGCACTGGAGCCACTGGAGCCACAGGGGCCACTGGCCCTACCAGCACAGTGCAGGGACCCACAGGCGACAGGGGCAGCACTGGGGCCACGGGGGCCACTGGGCCAAACAGCACAGTCACAGGCCCCACAGGACCCTCGAGTGTGGGTCCCACAGGCGTCAGAGGTTTAACTGGCCCCACAGGGGCCACGGGTCCGGGACTAGCACCCAACTACACAGTGGCAGTGCTCACAGGCTCCACGCCTGTGGTGCCAGCTGCACCGCCGGGTCAGTTGGCCTATGTGACTGATGGTGTGCTGCCGTTGGCCATCAGCACTGGCCTAGTGTGGGTATACAGCAACGGCACATCGGTGTGAGCCTGCCGATAAATACTGCCTAGCATAGGATCACATCATGGCCATAGGCAGCAACGTCAATCCCAACTATCCCATTCCGGGAATAGATCAGTCATCCAAGGGATTCAGAGACAATTTCTCCACTATCAAGGTGGAGATTGAAAACCTACAGGGCAAAAACATTGTGCTGCAGGGCGATGCCACTGGCAATGCCATGATAGACAGTGGCACAGGTCAGGTCACCATACAGACCACTGTGTCTGTGGCCAATGCCGCAGCTGGTGGCAGCAACTACAGTGTGCAGTTCAATCGCAATGGGCTGATCAAGGGCGACGGTAACCTCTTGTATGACTACGACAACAACACGCTGATCGTGGACGTGGCCAATCCAGACACTGTGTATGCTGTGGATGCCAACAGCACCAAAATACACAATCTGCTGAGTGTGCAGGGTGATTTCAACAGTGCTGCAGTGGTGATATCCGGGGCAGACACCAACTATCCTGCGGTGGCTCTCAGCAGTGAACAGAACAACGGTGTGGGACAGGCCAATCTCAACATTGCCAATGCAGACGGAGTCACTGTGGACACCCTGAACATACAATTCAACGGCAGCAATGGTGCACAGTTCAATCTCAATGGTCTGGCGGTGGGAGCAGTGTATCAAGCTGCACCCGGTGGTCCTTTGGGCTATTTGGAAGTCTATGCCGATGGTCAGGCTGACATTGGCAACTTCTATACCACCTATGACAACAGCGACAATGGCCTGCGTCTGCAGACCGCAGGACCCAACAGCACTGTGGGCCTGGTGCTGCAACAGACCGCTGCGGATGCTGTGGCAGGCATACGCATTGGCCAGACTGGCAGTCTCACTCTGCACACAGGATTGAACAACGGCGCTGATCTCAGTGACAGCAGCATAGTGGTGGCAGTGGATGTCAGTGGTCGCATGGGCGTGGGCATCACCGGCCCACAGTGCAGATTGGATGTAGACGGGGGCCTGCAGTGGACACTGCCTCTCAGTGCCAATGTGTTGGCTCAGACCGCTGGTGTCATAGGTGTGGTCATAGATCAATGGCTGCTGACACAGTATCGCAGTGCAGACTACACAGTGCAGGCAGTGGACAGTGTGGGCACTGTGGAAATCACCAAGCTGTTGGTCATGCATGAAAACGGCACAGCCTATCAGCAGGTCTATGCCAATCTCAACAACACCATGTTGCCCGTATATGCGCCAACATTGGGCAGCATAGTGTCAGTGACCAACGGCGATGTAGTGCAGCTGATCTACAGTGCCATAGCCGGCAGCAGCACAATCAAAGTCAATGCGACCTACATAACTCTATGAAGGACCACTCATGACCACTACCAATCCTCGAATCTTTGGCCAGGCCAAGCCCGTGCAGCTCATACCGGTCACACTGTGTACCATACCACTTGCAGCTGGAGCACAGATCAGTCTGTTTGTGTGCAATCAAGACTCAACAGTGGATCAGTTCAGCATAGAACTGATACCCAGTGGTGACAGTCCTGATCCCAGCAGATACATAGCCTATCTCACGCCCATATTGGGCAACGCTGTGTTTGCTGTGGCTGGTGTTAGTATGAGTTCCGGCGACAGCATTGTGGTGGTCAGCACCAATGGCAACTGCAGCTTCACAGCCACGGGCTTTGAGCTGATCAACTGATGAAGTGAACTGCCACGGGCTAAAGCACCGTGGCTTCCTGCTTCATCCCAGTTCTGGATAAATATCCTGCAGACACACAGGGGCACACATGGCCGATAACCTAGTGAAATTCCCAAGGGCACGCAAGCGACGCAAGCAGCTCACGGATGTGCTGGTAGAGAGGCTGACCAGCGTGGAGGGTCATGTGGGCATTGGTCGCGTGCCATTTACCTGCGTGGAATGCAGCAACAGTGCTGTGTTTGATTTTACCAATGCCATTTTCAAAAACATAGTGTTTTACTGTGCAGGCTGTGGACATGGCTACCGAGTGACCAATCCCATGTTTGCCGAACCCACAGTAAAGGTTCGCATCATTACCAAACGCGGTTGATACTAGACCACAAGGCCCTTAAACTACACACATGAACGATCATCCATTGAGTTTAGATCACAGCCAGCTCAGCAGCGAAGAACTGGAAAACCGGCTCACCCAGCTGAACAAGAAATGGCACACAGCACGACGCATGAACATGGACCCACAGGTCATGCACCAGTTGGACCTGCTGCTGCAGGGACTGGAATATGAGAAACAGCGACGCCACACACAGACCGACCATACCAGCGGGGTGGTCATAGACACGGACGGACAAGATGCCAAGAAAACCTAATCCCAACATGGGCACCACACTGGGCAGCACGCACAGATTTCTACGTCTCATGGACCACAGCCTGGATATCATGGACTGCCATTTTGATTTCAACCTCGAGGTGCAGAGTGGATCTGGCATGGATCTGCAGTCAGATGTGATCAGTCGCATGAAGTTTTGGTTGGATCACTGTTTGGAAAACTGTATCATAATACCATGCGACCAAGACAGCGGTGCAGACTGGCTGGACAGACTGGACAACATGCTGATGTTTGCGCCCAGTGCACCACATGATTTCCTGATTCAGGTTTTGGTGCATGCCAAGCTGCAGGCCATAGGCGGTGCCACTGTGCAGATCACCGGCAGTCACATGGTCAGCGATCATGGCAATGGCTTTGGTGTGTGGTTTGATGGAGATCCCAACGAACTGCTGCCCAGTCAGCAGCAATGGATGGGCGAACGCTGTTATTTTGCACAGCCATGGTGGCACAGAAACGATCCCAGTGCTGTGGATATTGCAGCAGGGCCCGATGACGACATCACTGTGAAGCCCAAGATCAACCTGGACTGGGCCAGCATAATGCCTCCGCCACCTGCAGCACCCAGTGCTGGCACAGGCAAACCTGCTGAGATCATTCGTCCCAACTTCACACCTCGCATCATCACTGATGACTGATCTGCAGCTGAGAACCATTGATTCACAGGGAGTGGTCACTCTGCAGACACAGGGTGCAGTGGAAGCACTGTATGCGGGTCACGATCTCAGCGGCTGTGTGCTGGAACCCAGTGAGCACACTGATCTCTATGCTGCAGGCCTAAGGCTGCTGGACATGAACCTGCCACCGCTGTGCACAGCTGCTGAGCAGCTGCCACAGACAGACTGGTATGCACAGTGGCACACACCCCAGCCATGGCGCACACTGGATGTATTGGCTCACTGCACAGCACTGTGCACCACTGAAGCTCAGCTGATCCGTGTGTGCGAAGAATATGTGCTGTTTGAAGAGCGCAACATGATCCCTGTGCTGCGGCATCTGATCTACATGGTACAGCTGTTGCGGCAGCAGGGCGTGTTGTGGGGTGTGGGTCGAGGCAGCAGTGTCAGCAGCTACATACTGTTTCTCATAGGCATCAATCGCATAGACCCCATGAAATTCAATCTGGATGTCAGTGAATTTCTCAAATAAGTAACTGATCAGGAGGAACACATATGGTCACGAGACACATGAGCATGCGGGGAGAAGTGGTGGACATGGAACGTTTGCGTCAAGTGCATGGCAATAGGCCAGCTGTGGGCAATGCCAATCTCAATGCACGCGGCGACAAGCTGGGACCAGGCGGAGTGGTGCTCAAGACTCAGGAACAGATTGAAGCTGAATGGGCAGCAGCTCGTGCCAAACGTGCTCCCCAGCCAGTGGACATCAAGGGACCCAATCGCATGGAACAGGCCTTGGCACATCTGGCACCCAAGCAAAAACCTGCCATAGTGCAAGACGATCAAAACTTCGCACCACCAGCACCCAGCCGTGCCACAGCCACACGCCGCCGCAGTGTAGACACAGACTGATGTCAGTGGTGCAATTCACAAGACTGGTACCAGTGCGAGGCACTGTGCTGGTACACAATATTGAGCAGGGCGAAAAGCGCACCCGAGGTGGCATCATCGTTCTCGACGACAATGGCAAGGAGATAGGAATAAAAGCTAGATGGGCACAAGTTTGGATGAAACATCCCGAAATCGATGAAATTGAAGTTGGCGAGTGGGTGTTGATAAAACACGGGCGTTGGACACGCGGCATCGACGTGATCGGTCCAGATGGTATTAAAGTCACCATACGCAAGGTAGACTGGCCAGATGCGGTCATAGTTGGTTGCTCAGAGTGTCCTATTGAGTATTAGGTTAGCTTAGGAACAAACAAAGTTACTTCGCTGATCTCGTTGTTGTTGCATCCAATCTCGTTCCCATATATAAACCACCTTATAGCCTAGCATGGTTAATCCTTTTACACGGGTCAAAGTCTCTTCGTATAAATGGCGAAAAGTCACGTTACGTTTGGTCATTGTCTGATCAGGATCAAATACAGCTGGATTGCCATGCCAATAATCTCCGAGGAACTCATATACTGTGTTAGTTGACGGATCAAATCCGTCAAAAATATAATTAGTATCTGGTCCTTTAATCTTGTATTCTGTGATCAATCCATCTATTTTCAGAGAATTCAACCAAATATTGCCAATCTTGCTGCTAGTATAACCGGTACCACATTTTTGGCAACTTGCACCATCCATATGGTACCTAGCAACTTGCTGGAATGCGCCATGCTTGCTACAAATGATAGTAACCTTAGACATCTTGTCTTGCCATACTACTTGTGAATAATCATAGATATTGTCATGTGTTTTTGAAGCCCTATCTATAAATTTCTGTAAGTTTAATTTGCGAGGCGCGTTTTTGACAGTGGATGCAGCTCCAATGCTTACTGACTTACAACCTTGGCAACCATTGCCACCTCTGTGATGATCCCATACCTGCTCAAACACACCGTGAACTGGACAGATGATCCTTATCTTGTTCTTGCTCTTGGTGCGCTTGCGTTCAGCTAGATCATGTTCAGTAAGCAGAGAGTAATCGTATTTGTTGTCGTGTTTCTTGGAAAACTTCTTGATGTAGTCGTCTAAGGTTTTGGCTATGGTACCGTTAGGTACATACCGCTGATGTCCAACTGGATGCCTGCGATTCTTGTTAGCGGCAATCTTATGACCGCAAGCCTTGCATTTATGTCCGCGCATGTGCCAAAGTGCACGCTGCTGGAACTTACCGTGTTCTGGACAGATTACGGTTATCAGCGCACTTGTATTGCGTAATTCAGTAACTTCGCTATAATCATAGAAGTTGGCATGCGCTTCCTTGGAAGTGGCAAGGAATTGAGATAATGTATAGAGTTTCATGTGATTCTCCGAGTAAATATTCCGTGGGACAGCCCAGTTCCGAGCTGGGTTTCTTGCTGTTAGCGCAGCAAGATTACCACAGCTATTTACCAAAATTTCTTGCATTGACTGATCTCAGCTATCATGTTACACTAACTGGTAGCATGGAGAACAGCGCAGATGGCAAGAGATACACGTTTATGGGTTGAGGCACACCGTCCGAAATCAATCAAAGATTATGTGTGGGTCAATGACGCACAGAAGTCACAGGTCGAGGGCTGGATCGCTGACCGGAACATACCCAATCTCTTGCTCAGCGGCGGACCTGGTATAGGCAAGTGCCTAGGTGCAGATGAGAAGATCACGATTAGAGTTGATCGTTCCAGATTGATCGAGCCAAACAGTTCATACTTGGATAACAGCCACGCTACCAAAGTGCAGTTGGAAATACGCATGTTGGATCTGTTTGCCATGTTGGGTTGTGAATCTGCTGCGTACGAGCAAGTACAAGACATATCTCAAGCTGGGATCACAGTCAACACACCAAACGGTTGGCAACCCATACAGGCGTTGGTGCGCAAGCACACGGCCGCAGCCAGATATTCGCTGGCCAATGATCTAGATGTGGTCTGTGCTACCAAGCATCTGGTGTTTGAGAATGGACAGTGCAAGACCATAAACACCTGTGCATCAGTTGACACCATCACTGGACCCGTGGATATCATAGGTAGCGAATATCTGGGCGACCAAGATCTCTATGACATCGCCATACCAGCTCCACATGTGTACATGACTACTAACGGTATCCTTCATCACAATACCACGCTGGCCAAATGCTTGTTCAACGAGCTGGGTGTAGATGACATGGATGTCAAATACATCAATGCCAGCCAGAACACAGGTATTGATTACCTGCGCAGTCTCACTGGGTTCGTGGAAACCATGCCCATGGGCGAGTTCCGATATGTGCTGCTGGATGAATGTTTAGATGAAGATACTATAGTTTGGGTTCTTCGCAACGGGACTGAAACAGGGATAGCTATCAAAGATTTAGATCAATCGAGTGATTTGGTGAAATCATATAGTGTTGAAAACCAACGCATAGAATGGCGGCCTTTTGAACTTATGGATAAAGGTGATCGCGAAGTCTTAGAAATAGAGTTTGAGAACGGTGAGGTCGTGATATGCACACCTAACCATAAGTGGTACGTCGAGGATTCGAGCACTGGTGAACCTAAGGTAGTACGTGCAGACGAGCTAGATCAATACCAACACATATTAACGACATAAACTGATTATCTTATTAGCAATACGCAGGTATAAATATCAGGAGATCATAGAGGAGATCAATCCGTGATAACAGATGATACCAGGCGACTGCTCAAGGAAGCTGCTTTGCGCAATGGGTTAGGTGGCAATAGATACAGCCACAGGAAGGTGTTCACTGATGCTGAAATACAGCAATTATACGAAAAATATATCAGCAGTGGTAACAGATTAGAATCACTGTTCAGTGACAAGTTGTGCAAGACCGATAAAGCATGGTTGAATGATCTCTCGAGACACATGGATAAAGAAAGCAGGTTACGGTTCACTGTATTATTACGTGATAGATGTTGTAACGCTTGCAACATTAAGATTGGTTTATCAAACTTAACGAGATCATCTGCCACAATAGGAACATATTGCAAGTCTTGTACAGACAAAAGGGTATGGGCGAGATCCGAGCACATCGGAGATGATAAACTGAAACAGCGAGGCAAAAAAATAACCAATGCAAAACTTGCTCATTACAGCAGCGATAAAGGAGACATTACCAAAACTATCATAGGTGCTAAGAACAGCATCAAGATGAAAGCATGGTATTCAACAGCTGCCGGACTTGAGCAAATAGAACGATCAAGGGTGCGCAATAGCAAAATAATGAAAGACAAGATACGCAATGGTGAATTTACCCCACGCATAACCAATACTTGGACACATTGGACAGCCACCGCTATAGTGAATGGGAAATCACACAAATTCCGCAGTAGTTGGGAAGCTTGCTTCTGGATCTGTAACCAACATCTAAGTTATGAAACTTTGCGCATCCCCTATGAAAAAAATGGGGAACAGCACACATACATAGCAGACTTTCACGATATTATAACCAACACGCTTTATGAGATTAAGCCCCGCAGCAGCTTCAATGATCAGATTGACAAGATGACCTGCATAATCAATCATTGTATTAAAGTTGGTATTAAATTCGTGTGGATAAACGAAGACAATATATGGCAATGGATAGATGAATCCATGATAGACGAAGTTAATAAACCGCAACTAGACAAATTGAAGGGTATACGTCGTGCAAAAGCTAGCGATTAAGAGCATCAAGAAGGTACAAGGTCATCGTCGTGTTTATGATCTGTCAGTTGATAGCAATCACAACTTCGTTATAGGTAATAACAAGCTACTCACTCATAATTGCGATTATCTCAGTCCAAACGCACAGGCCATGCTGCGCAACATGATGGAAGAGTACAGCAACATCTGCCGTTGGATCCTGACCTGTAACTATCCACACAAGATCATCCCAGCACTGCATTCACGCACGCAGGGCTTTCATATTGAACACTTGGATCGCGAGCTGTTTGTAGAGCGCATAGCCAAGATTCTGTTGATAGAAGGCATTGATCTCACTACAGAAAATTTAGAAATCTTAGACGAATACAGCACGGTTACATATCCAGACCTGCGCAAGTGCATCAACCTTTTGCAGCAGAACTGCAGTGATGGTGTGCTCAAAAGGCCCAGCAAAGCTGGCAGCCATGGCAGCTTGGACTATATGGTTTCAGCAGTGGCACTGTTCAAACAAGGCCGCATACATGATGCCAGAAAGATTGTCTGTGCACAGGCACGAGTGGAAGACTATGAAGAAATCTATAGAATGCTGTATCGCAATTTGGAATGGTGGGGCGCCAGCGAGGATCAGCAGAATCGTGCCATTGTGATTTTAGCCAATAGGCTACGTGATCACGCGCTGTGTGCTGACAGTGAGATGAATTTAGCAGCCGCACTTATAGAACTGGCCAATCTAGCATAGGTCAGAACGCGGGACCGCTGTCACCTGTGGGGCCGCTGTCACCTGTGGGACCTGTGGGCGCAGTGGGTCCTGTGGGTCCTGTGGGTCCTGTGGGATTTGACCAAGGAGGTGGCAGTGCTGCAGAAGGTGGATTTATGCTGTTTTGTATCTGCTGGTCGATATTGCTTTCAAATCCGGCAACCTGCGTTGGACCCATAGCAGCGATTACCCAGGCCTGAACCTGAGGCTGTGTCAATTGGTCAAATGGAGTAAATGGAGATCCAGCTGTATAGGTTAGGGCCTGTGTGCCATATACCTGCGCAGTGACGGGAGGAGACATGTCGTTTGAACCAATCAGCACCCAGTGCACTGTGAACACCACGTCTGTTTGTTCTGCATATGTGGGGTACACATCAAATTGTGGAAAAAACCATGTGTAGCTATTGGGCATGTTGTGTCTCTTGCTGTTTGATATATGTATTTATGTGTGTGTTATTTTTCGCAAAAAAAATCCGTGGTGCAGCTGTGCTGGTCTGGGCCACAAGCTTTCAACTGCATGAACACAGCCATTGGTCAGTGAGCATGCCTCTGCCCCTCCAGACTGCTGATGCGAGATTCCAGGTCATGGATCAGTGCTTGCTGTGCTCGCAGTGCAGCAATCAGCATGTGCACCGTGGGTTCCAGCTGCATCTCACCCTGCGAATCATGCACAACATGCACATACACGGGTTTCATTGTGGTGTGTGACAGACGGTTTTTCATGAGAGCTTCCTGCAGGCAGTGCACTACTTACCTGCAGCAGGTTGCCCCTGATCACAATATCAGGTGGCTGCAGCAGCGGCTATTTCGGCCATCACAGCAGCAACTTGGTCTGACACACCCTGGATCTGATCCAATTCATCATGGCTTGTGGCAGCTGTGATGGCAGCGATCTTGGCATCCAGCTGTGTCTGCTGCTCTGCAGTCAGTGTCACTGCGTTGTTGGGCAAGCCAGATGCCATGGGTTGCAGACCAAACTCTGCTGCTGCTATCATTTGGTTCTTGCGATCATCCACAGCAATGTCCCAGGTACCGTAGATCAGCTGTGCGGGATCTGTGTCAAAGTTCCACACATGATCCAGCCAACCCTGCCTATAGGGTATGATGCGGGCCCGCACTTCCACAGCAAGGCGCCAGTCGTTGTTGCCCACACCCTCGGGCGGCGGCGTGTCCCAGACCTGCACTGCCTTGCCATTGCGTACCTGTACGTAGAGTTTTGCACTCATTGATTGTAGCTCCTCAAATTTCTAGGTTTTCGTTTCTCATGCTGGCCCTGCCGGACTTGACACGATTCTTGATAGTGGTGGGACCCTGCTCGTCATAGGCATACTGTGCCATCTGATGCATGGGCACGATGTCTGCTCGCAACATGACATCCAGCGGTGCTGAGATGCCATATTTCAGCACCTGGCTCAGGAGGTTCTTGCC